TCCCGTTGTTCATGACCCATGACCCCATTGCCCTGGGGGAACCCGAGCAGCGCCGGGCGTTTTCCGCCAAGCTCAAGGCGACCCTGGATCAGATCGGCCCGGTGTCGCTGCTGGTAGTGGACACGTTCCGGTCCGCCACGCCGGGAATCTCCGAGAACGACGCGGAAGCCATGTCCCCGGTCGTGGTCTACCTGCACCGGCTGGCGCAGGAGCTGGACTGCGTCGTGGTCGTCGTGCACCACACGACCAAGGCCGGCACCACGTACTCCGGATCCGGTGTCTTCGGTGCGATCGTGGACACGGAGATCATGATCGTCGACGAGACGGACATCGAGGAGGACGACAACCGCGGGGCGATCGTGGCGAAGGTGCTGCAGCAGCGGGGCATGGCATCGAAGAACGCGGAGTTCTTCTACCGCATCGACTCCGCCGAGACCGGCCGGACCACCAACTTCGGGAAGGCGGAAACGGCGCCCCTGGTCGTCCAGCTGTCCGTTGAGGCGCTGCAGGACGAGGAGGCGGGCCGGGAGCTGGCCCAGGCCCTGGCCCAGGCCGAGCAGGCCGAGGCGGACCGTGAAGCGTTCCTGGAGGCGGCGAGGGCGCACGATTCACTGTCCTACCGGACCCTGATGGGGCCCCTGGGTTGGCCGGAAAGACGGGCTCGAGCGGCGCGAGATTTGGCTGTTGAGAACGGTGATATTCAGCGTCGATCACCGACCTCAAACATCTATGAATGGGCCGCGTCGTGACAGTCGTGACACGTCGTGACACGTCGTGACAGTCACGACTGAAACTCGTCGTCGTGACGCCGTATATTTATAGGCGTCACGCACGACGACAGTGGGGGGTTTGCAAGACGATGGAGATGGAGATGGATGTCACGACGGAAGACACGAAAAGGATACTGGGCGGAGACGTTAATCCCGCCGGCTGGTCGAACCTCGTGGTTCGCGTGCCGCCGGGTAAGTCGTACCTCCTGGGCTATCACCGGCGCCAGGACCGGTTCGCTCGAAACACCGAGCTGACTGCGCTGGAGAAAACCCGCAAAGTCTGTATGGATACTCTGTTGGCGGAGGTTCGAGCGTATGTCGACGAGCACGGGTGACTCGGTGCTGGTTTTGACCCGGCAGTGTGCGGCGGCGATGAACGAGCTGTGCCAGCAGCTGCGGCTCGGCAACCAGGCGATCAAGTTCGTGGGGGACGATGCTGCGCAGTGGGACGTGCTGTCGCCCCTGGAGGTCAACGTGGTGCCGGATGGGCGGAAGGTGGCGCAGATCACCCTGGTCGACGAGGAACTCGAGATCGTGGTGCCGGACGTGTACGAGCTGATCCGGCCGGAGCACGTCGCTGATTTCGATCCCCTGGTGCACGACATCGCCGTGAACCCTGCGCGGGACTGGAAGGGCGACAAGCAGCCTGACCTGATCGTGCGAGGCCCGGTGCCGGAGGTGGCGAGGGGGCCTCGAGTGTTCATCCCGAAGGAACATTCACGACGGAAATGGCGTGTGCTAGGATCATTATCCGCATGAATGACTTAGGTGGGTTAATACCGTGGCAAAGCCAACCGGTGTCCAGGAGCTTGCTCGAGGCTTCCAGGGAGGCGCTCTGCGCTTCATCAAGGCTCGATGGGAGGCGCACCCTCAACCCTTCAGCGCGATGTTTGAGGAGCTGTGGGAGGAGGACAAGATCGCGTGCGCTCGCATCATCCAGGGCATCATGCCCAAGGAGCTGCTGGTGCAGGTCGAGCAGGAGCACAACGTCAATCTGAACCTATCACCGGAGCTGCCGCAGGATGCCATCGCACTCGAGAGACGACGTAGAGAAAGCGGCGCAGATGTTGTCGCGCTACCTGAGAGCGTTCCCGTGGCTCCCACAGGAGGGACCACAGGAGGAGGCGTACTCCTCGAGGGCTGACGTGACGCTGTACGGCGGCGCGGCCGGCGGCGGCAAGACGGACCTGGCGATCGGCCTGGCGACCACGCAGCACCGTGAGACGCTCTTCATCCGCCGCGAGGCGAAGCAGCTCGGCGCCGTGCTCGATCGTATTGCCCAGGTCATCGACCCCACCAGGAAGGGCTACAGCGGGCAGGAGGGGCGCTGGATCGTGCCCCCCTGGGATGGGGTATCCCGACAGATCGTTATTGGCTCCACGCCCGCCCTGGGCGACGAGAACAAGTACCAGGGCCGGCCGCGGGATCTCCTCGTGATCGACGAGGCGGCAAATATGCTCGAGGCGCAGGTGAGGTTCCTGATGGGCTGGGTGCGGAGCACGGTGCCCGGCCAACGCTGCAGGACGCTGCTGTGCTCCAACCCACCGACCAGCGAGGACGGCTACTGGCTGACGGAGATGTTCGCAGCCTGGCTGGATCCCAATCACCCCAACCGTGCAGCGCCAGGCGAGCTGCGCTGGTACGCGATGATCGACGGCAAGGAGATCGAGGTCGCGAGCGGCGATCGGTTTGAGCACGACGGCGAGGAGGTCATCCCGCAGTCGCGCACGTTCATCCCGGCGAAGCTCGACGACAACCGCTATCTGCGCGACAGCGGCTACCGGGCGACGCTGCAGGCCCTACCTGAGCCCCTGCGCTCGCAGATGCTCTACGGAGACTTCACAGCCGGCCGGACCGATCACGAGTACCAGGTGATCCCGTCGTCCTGGGTCGAGGAAGCCATGGACCGGTGGGAGCCTCGCGAGCTGGACTACCACAAGATCCACCTGGCCGGCGTCGACCCGAGCCGCGGCGGCGAGGATGAGACCGTCGTCGCGTATCGCGAGCGCAATTACTTCCACGAGCTGCGTCGCTGGCCTGGTCACCAGATGAAGACCGGCGGCGACGTGGCGGCGAAGGTGATCGAGGAGGTCGGCCAGGGCCGGTGCCAGATCCACGTCGACGTGATCGGCATCGGTGCCGCCGTGATGGATGCGCTCTCGATGTACCTGCCCAGGCGTGTCGTGCCGGTGAACGTCTCCGAGAAATCCACGGGCCAGGACTGGGCCGGCGTGCTCACCTTCGCGAACAAGCGAGCGGAGCTGTGGTGGAACCTGCGCGATATGCTCGACCCAGCCAACGGGCAGCACGTCGCGCTTCCCAGGGACTCGAAGCTCAAGGCGGAGCTGTGCAGTCCCCGGTATCAGCTCACGCCGACAGGAATCCGGATCGAAGCCAAGGAGGATGTCCGCAAGCGGATAGGTCGGAGCACCGACTCAGCGGATGCTGTCATCATGGCGGCAGAGCGCGTATCCTTGATGTCCATTGATATGCCCAGCCAGGGCAGATTTCGCGCTGTAGGAGGCGTCAATGGATAACACCGAGCTGATCAAGCGGTTCGAGCGGCTGAAGAGCAACCGCACGACCGTGCAGGAGATGTGGGACGCGATCGAGCGGTACATCGCCCACTACCGCGGCCGGTTCTTCCGCGACGAGCGCAACGAGCACACGATCGAGTGGAACCGTCGTCACACCTACGACAGCACGGCGCCCATGGCGATGCAGACCCTGGCGGCGAGCCTGCACGGCGCTCTCACGTCTCCGAGCATCAAGTGGTTCCAGCTCCGGTTCCGTGACGAGAAGCTGAACGACAGCCGCAAGGCGATGGACTGGCTCCAGGCGTGCGCCGAGGAGGTCTTCTGGGCCCTGCAGGACTCGAACTTCAACCTCGAGGTGAACGAGCTGTACCAGGACCTGGTCGGCTTCGGCACCGCGTTCATCATGCTCGAGGAAGGCGACAAGCCGGGTGACTGGGGCGGGCTGCAGTTCAGCGCGATCCCGATCAAGGAGGCGTACTTCGAGGAAGACGAGTACGGCCAGCCGGTGCGGTTCTACCGGCGCCTCAACTGGACCCCGACGCAGATCGTCGCGAAGTTCGGCGCCGACGTGCCGCAGTCGATCCTGGACAAGGAGCAGGCCGGCAACAACGACCGGTGCGAGGTCGTCTTCGTGATCACGCCCAGGAACAACCGCACCACGGCGCTGGCGCAGAAGCTGCCGCCGAGCCGGCGGGCCTGGGAATACCGCTACATCCTCAAGGAAGGCGCCGAGACCCTGGGCAAGCCCGGAGGCTATTACGAGATGCCGGTCTTCGTGCCGCGGTGGCGCAAGACCAGCGAGTCGATATGGGGCAACAGCCCGGCCATGGTGGCGCTGCCGGACGTGCTCACGCTGAACCACGCCCGGAAGATGCAGCTGATTGCGGCGGAGAAGATCATCGACCCACCGATCTTCGCCGAGGAGCGAGCGATCATCTCGGACCTGGACATCAGCTCCGCCAAGGTCACGACGGTGCGCAACATCGACAAGATCCAGCCGTTCCAGACTGGCGCTGACATCCCGGTGTCGGACCTGATGATCCAGCAGCTGCAGGAAGCGGTGCGCGATTACTTCTTCATCGACCAGCTCCGGATGCCGGCGCCCCAGGCGCAGCCCATGACCGCGACGGAGGTGCAGATCCGCTACGAGCAGATGCAGCGCCTCCTGGGCCCGACCCTGGGCCGGCTCCAGGCCGATATGCTCGACCCCCTGGTCGGTCGCGTGTTCCGGATGCTGGCGCGTTCCGGCCGGCTCCCGGAGGCGCCTGACATCGTCATGGAACTCGACCCGGACTACGACATCGAGTACCTGGGCTCCCTGAGCCGCAGCCAGAAGCTCGACAGCATGGCGGCGATCGAGCGGTGGGTGATGCTCGGCGCCAACCTGGCGCAGGTGATCCCGGACGTGCTCGACGTGCCGGATCCGGTCGGCGTGATGCACGAGGCCG